GTAGAAACCCCCTGGCCCCCTCTTCAACGCAGCGGGTGGTCTGCGTAATCTACCACCCAGTCGGGAAGAGACCCCGACTCTAACTTCAAGTCTCAAGCAACCCAACCATCATTGTAACCGGGACTGAACTTCCTTCGGTCTTGGTCGTGGGACTAACAGAGTTTCTGTTTGAGTTTCCGGCCCAGGACTTAAGGTTGGAATGTTCCAAGATAAGTTTAAGTACCTCCTGGATCTGCAACCGCGGGACTAACAGGTGAACCCTGTGAGTTTCCGGCCCAGGATTTAGGATGACATGTTCCAAGTCAGATGCCAACGACTTGGTAAGGACGAATTTGCCCGCACTACGTTACGGTTCCCGCCCGGGACAACTGGTACCCCATTAGGCTACAACATGGCTGAAAAGGGTATTGGGTCCCCCCGGATTGTGTCCGTTCGTAGTGTGTGTAACGTGGTTTACCATCTCCACTAACATTGGACTAAGCATTTCATCTTTCCTCCCCGATTGTGTACTCACTTGGCTAACGCTGGGTGGTCGCGGTTGGGTCCTTGATTTACTTTTTCTCGTCTAAGCATTCCGACTGTCCTCCCCGATTATGTGCTCATTCAGTTAACTGCTGGGTGGTCATGACTAACATCGAGGAACCTTCTGTCCACGCTTACTTTGAGCTCCGGTCGCTTGACGCTTGTAGGGCGATAGGGTTATCTTCCTGACAACATCTTTATTCTACCTCCATAGGCTCTATCTATGGAGACGGAGTGTGGCACCCGTCCCTTCTTTGGGAGCTTCGGTAGTGACGCCCTTTGTCACTCTCGCCAGCCGAGGCATGCCTGGTGCCAGGTAGCAAAGAAAGCATATGTTTAAGGACTTGACTGATTTAGCGCAAGAGTTTGTAGCGATGTCCATAGTGTCTGCGGATTCCCCACACGGCGACGTGTGCCGCGGAGGCCAAAAGCCACGGTGTTCACAGCACCCCTATGGATGCCCACAGACCCCAGTGGGCACTCTTGTTGCCGGACTTTCAGGAAATTAGGCATAGGCTCTTCTCAAACTCCTGGCATTGGACTAGGTAAGAATGCCCCGGAGGTACCCCAGTACTCCTTCGGGAGTCTGGGATCTGACCGGGGGCCCCACAAACATGCTTTACGTGTTTCGTGCGGTCAAAAATTGTCTAACTAGTCCCAACCTTGAACAAGGGATTGTTCTTTCCTTTTTATTACTGAGACTGGCCTATGGTGACAACAGAGATTGACTGTGAATACAGTTATTTTCTGGTGTTCATCATTTGGTTTTTCTCCGTGCTCTTTTACCTTTGTGGTATTTGTTCTTTAGATAGGCAAAATGGGTGGATCTGAAAGCAAAGTTTCATCCAGCACCAATCAATCAGGCAATCAGGGAATAGTTATCAACAACTACTATTCCAACCACTACCAGAATTCCATCGACCTTTCAGGTCATTCATCTGGTGTGGGAGATGAGGCTACTGGAAACACACCAAATCCATTCTCCTCACTCACTGACTCACTTGGCAACCTCGCCCTAATGGGCACGATGCTTCTTGACCCTGACACTGAAAACACCACAAACATGGCTGATAGAGTACTTACAAAAAGCTTGGCAAACACTGCCATAAACTCACAATCATCTGTTGGTGTGTTGCGAGCTTATAAATCAAATCACAAAAACAGACCTCCAACTTCCTGCACTGACCAACCTACCAGAGCAACCCAAAGCACTGAAAGATACTTCACCCGTCCACTTTGGGACGTGAATTGGTCAAAATCTCAGGCTGTTTATGATTACTTCAAAATTTCTACTTATGACTTAATGAGAGGGTTCGGCGGGCTCGTCGAACAGAACATGGACAACCACTCATACATGAAGTGTGGGTGGCGTGTACAGGTCCAGATAAATGCAAGCTCTTTTCACTCTGGATCTATGGGGATTTTCATGGTCCCCGAAGCCACATTTAGTGTTGACAATGAGAAGAAGAAGTGGCTCAAATTTAACACAGATTTTAGACAAGGACTAACCAAAACTGCTGTTTCACCTGAACAACTCTTCCACTGTCCACATCAGGTTTTGAACCTCAGAACAAACACAAATTGTAGCATAGATGTCCCTTATGTCAATTGCACCCCAACTTCCTACCTTGAGGTCCACTGCCCGTGGTCCTTAATTTGCATGGTGCTGACACCTCTCAATTACACTTCTGGTGCTGCCCCCAACATTGGAATTGCAATATCTGCTGCTCCCATTGATCCCATTTGGAATGGACTTAGACAGGCCCCCATGAGAATGCAATCACCTATTCCTGTCACAGTGCGTGAAAACGCACAGATGTTCACTTCAACTGGACCAGACACCAATGTACCCATATATGGCAACACTGTCAATCCCTCACGGGAAAACACTGGTGAAATCAAAGACATACTTCAAGTGTGCAGACTACCAACACCTGTCAATCTTTCTACCACTGCTGGTGAATTCAGACCCTACTTTACTTACTCTGATGCAGTAGTATCTACTGACCAACCACTCATGCAACTTGATCTGTCTCTCCCTGGCCGTCATCTGGTCAGGACTGGATTGTCTCAACTGTCCAGACTTTTCACACAGTTCAGAGGATCTCTTAACATCCACTTCATGTTTACAGGATCTGCCATGTGCAGAGGCAAACTCATGTTGGCTTACACACCTCCAGGTGCTGGGCCCCCCCGGACACCTGAGCAAGCCGCCCTGTGCACTTATGTCACCTGGGATCTTGGTTTACAATCTACCTATGAGTTTACCATTCCATTCATCTCTGGAACTGATTACAAGGTGATTTCTACACCAAATTCCTCAACTTTGCAGTTAGATGGATTCATTAGTGTCTTTGCACTTACATCTCTCACCTATCCACCAAACACACCCACTTCTGGTGATGTCATGGTGTTCATTTCTGCTGGTGAAGACTACTCACTTAAGAACCCTGTTGGGTCTCTTGTGATGCAGGGTACTGACAATCTGGAGACTGGCGCCACTTCAAGTGACGCCACCACTGTTGACTTTACTGGGACCAAGCTTGAGGTCAACAAGAGACACACTGATGTAGAGTTTTTCTTTGATAGATCTTTCTTTATTGGATTTGGAATCTCTTGCAATCTTGCTGGCACCAATCTTGACAACAACAACTGCCTGGTGACACTTACACTTACTGACTTTGCCCTCGGCCTTAACCGTGATGGCCTGGTTTGGAACCAACAGAGGAACATTTCCCCTGTTTCATTCCTGGCTGCATGCTTTTTCACTTACTTCCACTGTGATGTCGAGGTGACTGTCATCCCCACTTTAGATGCTGATGAAGACTATAGGGTGTACTACTATCCTGTTGGGTCCCCTCTCCCAAAACAGGACAATTTCCTCCGCTTTGCGGATGCAAACAACAAGGGCTTCAACGTTGGTAACTTTATTGCCTCCGCTGCACCCATGACCCGCAGTCCGGCTGGACATGTGGCGTCCTTTACCATTCCCTATTCATCACCTCTGAGTACTATGCCCGTCTACTTTGATGGGTATGCACAACTTTCTGGTAGGGGCTCTTACGGGACTGCCCCTGGCAATTCTTTTGGCACACTTCTGATTGTTGAGGAGACCACACAAACTGTCGCTGGTAAATACTCCATCTACCTCAGACCAAAGAGAATGCAATGCTATTGCCCTAGACCCATGCTTCCATTCCAAGTGCCTAACCACAATACTGAGAGAGGCAAGGTTCGCACCACTGAAGGCGAACCCAGAGAAGACAAGAAAACAGCTCCCCGTCTGGCCTTGCAACCCCATGATGAACAAGACCACTCAAATATTCTTCTTGGTGGTGACATTGAGGAGAATCCTGGACCTGTCCTTTCTAAATTTGCTGTCCTCAGATTCCAGGGTCCTAGTCCGACACTCGAGGACGAAGGCCCAAAAACTTTCAAGCTGCTCAAGGAACTCTTCAAAAACAAGAATAAACTAAATGATGCTGACCTTGAACAATTGGATAAAATGATTGATGAAGAACAAAAACCAAAGAAAGCAAGACAGAAAGCAAAGACCCATGATGAAAAAGAAAACATTGATCTTTCTGCTTTTACTGAATTTCTTGAAGCTGATGACCCTGTGGAAACTGCTGCCAAGGGCTGGAGAGCCCTGAGAGAATTGCAATCAGTATGGGAGTTCACTAAGGGACTCCTTGGCTCTGTTGATTTCTGGTATACTTTTATTCTTCAAATTACAGGTGCTGTTGTTGGATATACGCTGTTCATGCACGCACTTGAAACTGGTGATGCTAAGACTATCTTTCTTGCCACTATGACTTCTTTTGTTACTGTTCTCTCCTTATCTAAGGTGAAAAATTTCTTTGTAGAAAATCTCTCAAAGATTCTCAAGACAAAACCTCCTGAACTGAAAGAGACAAAAGAAGACAAAGATTTCTTTGGACTTTTCAACAAGATAAAGAATTTTGGGAAAATGAAAGATCAGGCACCATCACTACTTTCTGACACAAACGCTGGTTTCACTCTTGCTAGACACATTGAATGGGCTGTCAACCTTATCAGAAGAGTTTACAATTGGATAATGGATTGGATTTCTGTTGAAGAAGAATCTGATGAAGCCAAAATCCCTCATCTTATGAGGGAACTCCCTGAACATGTTAAAGTAATTGAAACTGACCGGAATGGCTTTGGGTCTGGAGACCCTGAGCCTTCCTACCAATTTGTTGAAAATTTATATGAATTGGCTGTAAAATGTGGAAAACCTGCAATAGCTTCTTTTGTGGAAAGATACAGAAAGAGAAAAGTTGTTAATACTGCTAGAACTGAACCTGTAGTGTTAGTTGTTAGAGGTCTCCCCGGAGCTGGGAAATCAATAGTTACACAACTTCTTGCCCAAAGTGTTTCAAAGAACTTTACTGGAAAACAATCTGTCTATTCATTACCACCTGATCCTAAACATTTTGATGGTTATTCTAGACAATTTTCTGTTCTTCTTGATGACTTGGGACAAAATCCTGATGGAGAGGATTTCAAACTTTTCTGTCAAATGATTTCTACAAACCAACTTGTATGTCCTATGGCTGCATTGCCTGACAAGGGCATTACATTTTCTTCTCTCTTTATTGCTTGTTCCACAAACTTGCCTAGGTTTAATCCTGTCACTGTTTCTGATACTAATGCTCTCTCTAGGAGGATATATCTGGATCTTACTGCCCGACCTGGCCGCATGGCCGAAACCAACGGCCGTCTTGATCTCGAGAAGGCTTTGGAGGTCACTGGGCCCTCACCTAGACCTGATCTTTTCAGAAATAATTGTTACATCTTACACAAGGAAGGATTAGAACTGGTTGACAACAGGACTAAACAAGAGCTTTCACTTTTGGATGTGCATGATCTCATCTGTGCAGAAATTGTTAGGAAACAAAACATTCTTTTGGATTTGAATAAATTAGTGTTTGAAGGCCCCACTGCTGATGATGATGAACAACCCAGTACATCTACACAAGATTATGACCCCATTTTTGATCCTCTGCCTGATTCCAACATTTACAGAGCTGAAGACCCTACTCTTAGAGATGTTGCTAAGGAATTGGTTATCATAAAGACTTCCCTTGCCCAAGTGATTAGTCTAAAAGAAAATATGGTTAAAGCTGGAATCATTTTCACTGTTGTTTCTTCTCTTTTGCTATTACTCTTCAGATTGTGGAGACGCAACGACGACCCTGTTAGGGTTCCCAGGAAGGAAGAAGACAAAGAAGACAAAGAGGAAAAGGCAGTACTCAAATTCATCACACCAGGTGAAGAGGAGGCTGCTTACGAGCAGGTTAAGAAGAAACCGCTCGTCAAGAAGACGCTTGAGCTGCAAGCGCCCACAATGGATTTTGAAAAGTTTGTTCTTACTCATGTTTCTGCAACTTTCACTTTCTATGATGGAAATAAGGCATTGTCTCAAACTTGCTTAACTCCAACTGACAGACTGATTGTTGTTAATGCCCACACATGGGAAAGAGTGGAGGATACTTTCGAGGTGAAGGGTGTGAAATATCACCGTGAGTCTTGCAAGTATGTTCAACTGACAAAGGATGACAAGGATACTGATGCTGTCTTTGTTCTACTGCCAAATGGACCTCTTTTCAAGAATTCTATCAACAAGTTCATTGCTTCAAATCAAACTTTTCCAATTAGAGGAACTGCTGTTAATGGACTGAATGCTAATGGACCACTCATGTACTCCGGAAACATCATAACTGGCCCATCCCTTCACGAAACTGAAAGTGGTGAGAAATCACTTATGTTCTTGTACAGGGCTACGACCAAGTACGGCTTCTGTGGATCTCCCATAGTTGGCCCTGTGGGTGGCAACACCCGCATACTTGGCATGCACTCCGCAGGTACCTGTGGAGTAGCCGGAGCAACTCTCATTACTCAAGAAATGATCAAACTTGCCCTCAATCACTTGAAGAAGAAGGAGACTTTGAAAGATGAAGGTGCTATTACTGAGATAGATGATGGTCCCCGTACCCACATTTCTCGTAAATCCAAGCTTAAGAAGACTATGGCTCACACTGTTTTCAAGCCTGATTATGCCCCTGCTGCACTCTCCAAGAAAGACAAGAGACTGAATGAAGGAGTTGATCTTGACAAACAAGTTTTCACCAAACATACAGGCAACACTGAGAAATACCCTGAGGAATTTGTCTGGGCTGCTAGAGAGTATGCCAATGAACTCTTTACGCACCTTGGCAAGGACTTTGGGATAATGTCCAGTGAGGATGCAATCAAGGGAATCCCAAATCTTGATGGAATGGACCCCAGAACCTCCCCAGGACTGCCGTACACCCTCCACGGGGAACGCAGGACCGATCACATTGACTTTGAAACCGGTTCGGTCTCACCTGAACTCGGTGCCAAAATTGAACACATGCTTGCAACTGGTGAAATTGACATTGAATACCAAACCTTTCTAAAAGATGAAGTCAGACCCATTGAGAAAGTCAAGAAAGGGGGCACCCGCACTGTGGATGTCCCGCCTGTTGAACATGTCATCTTAGGTAGAATGCTTCTTGGGAAATTCTGTGCTGCTTTTCATGCAAATAATGGTACTACTATAGGCTCTGCTGTTGGATGTGATCCTGATGTTGATTGGACAAGATTTGCCACTGAATTCTGTGAATGTGAGAACATCTATGATATTGACTACTCTGCTTTTGACTCATCACACGGCACTGGGATGTTTGAGCTCGTCGCAAACGAGATTTTCACTCCAAAGAATGGTTTCCACCCTCGGGTGCGAGACTATCTCATGTCCCTTGCTGTTTCTACTCATGCTTATGAAGAGAAGAGATACCTGATTGAAGGAGGGCTCCCCTCAGGGTGCTCTTGCACCACAGTGTTGAACACGGTTATGAATAACATCATCATCCGTGCTGCTCTCAAAATGACCTACAAAAACTTTGATTCCAAGGATGTCACCATTCTCGCCTACGGCGACGACCTCTTGGTCGGAACAGAATATGATTTGGACTTTAACAAGGTTAAAGAGAAGCTTGCCACTGTGAATTACACCATCACACCTGCTACAAAGGAAGGTACTTTTCCTCTTCACTCTTCAATCCTGGATGTACAGTTTCTTAAGAGAAAATTTGAGCCTTACATCATTCATGGTTTCATTTTCCGCCCTGTCATGTCTGAGAAGAATCTGGAAGCTATTCTTTCTTACTACAAACCTGGCACTCTTCAAGAAAAACTTCAATCAGTTGCGCAGCTGGCTGTGCACTGTGGGATTGACACCTATGACCGGCTCTTTAAACCATTTAGAGATGCTGGCATGGCCGTGCCCACCTGGTGGAGCATGGAAGAAAAATGGGAGTCCAACTTCATGGGTTGGACTACGTGAACCTGTTCTCTGGTGTTGCATTGAGGAACAACGCAGCGCCGGCAAGCCAGCCGGTGGCAACGGTCGCCTCTTTGTGTATCCAGAAGGGCTTAACACACCCATAGCAATTTGAAT